ATAAAATATTCATAATTGCAGTTGCTTTCAAAAACTTTATTATTTAATTCTGTAAATAAGTCAGCATTAATTGAAGAGTAATCTATAATTTTATCTAGTGTACTTTCAGAAAAAAGCTTATCATTAATACTATTTTTACAGAATTTGGCTACTCAAATTCACGAAACGATATTAATGATAAGCTTTTTTCTGAAAGTACGCTAGATAAAATTATAGATTACTCTTCAATTAATGCTGACTTATTTACAGAATTAAATAATAAAGTTTTTGAAAGCAACTGCAATTATGAATATTTTATTGGTCAAGTTATAAACTTTACTATTAATCCAACAGAAACATATGGATTTAACTGCACTGTAGATATGTTTGCAATTGCTCAACAACAGCATGATGAGCCTGAGCCAAATACTACAGAAAGAAATTCTTCATTTTATTCTTTAATGACACAGGCAATGGAGTCAGATGATGAAAATGTTAAATCGAATGTTATAAATTTTATTAAATATAATTGTAGCACTAATACTGAATCATATTATGTTACATTAAATTTTATAGAAAAATTTTTAAATTTATCTGCTTTAAATAATATAAATGATACTGACTTTGTTAATGAATTATTAGCTAAAGATCAAATAATTAATGATTATAATACATCTGAATTGTTTCAAACTCTTATTGATTATTCAGATAAATCAGATAAAAATGAGCTTGTTAATTTAAATTCAGCAGCATTTAATAATAAGTTTATGATCTCTAATAATAGTGATATGCTCATTATAAAAAATGAAATACCTAATTTTACTGAGTATATGCTAGATGAAAAATTAAATAAAAGATATTTTATATTTGATGATTTAGAATATATTAATAACAATGCATTTACATTTACTAATATAGAGAATAAATATATTATTCCTGTAGATTTAAATCCTATGAATTCAATTTCAATTTTAGGAGATAGAAACGATATAGGGGGTATAAATCAATTTGAATTATTTAATAACATACAAGAATTTTCAGTAATACCACGAAAATATGATATTCCTGAGTCTGATGAACGTGGAAATATAGGTAATATTTATATTAATTATTCGCTGTTAAAGCCGCTATTATTAAATAAAGATAGTACAAATTATGATATATTAAAGCTAATAGCAAATACAATTTCATATGCATCTGGCTATACTTTAAATTTAAATGTAATTGAAAGAACTATTGACTTTGGCGGCGATGATAAGAATGTTAATGTTCTTGAGCTTGTAGATTATTCTACGTTTGATTATCAGACAAAAGATCCATATATATTTAAATTTAACAATACTCAAAGTATTATTACAGAATACAATTTTGAACTAGGTTTATCTGACATTGAAGGTAGCGCTGTAATTGCTCAAGCTCTTGGATTAGCAGATCAAACTAATAGAGCAACATTATCACGACTATTATTTGATAAAAACGGTCCTGTAAAAATACGTGATTATTATTTATCAGCTGAATCTACGCAAAAAAATATTTCAAACGAAAAAGATACTAAACTTTTTCCTCAATCTGCAAACGCATATGTTGATGAAACATTAAATCCACCTATTAAATTTACGAGACCACCGTGCGAGTCTTTTTCTCATTTTTTTGTATCAAATAAAAATATAGAAGAATTGCCTACCAGTTTGATTCCTGAGCAAACCCCATTTGTTGGAACTGATAGACTCGGTGAATCAGCCGATCCATCTTTAAGTCAGCGTCAATTTGACAACACTATAGATGAACTAAAAACTAGAGCGGCTGAAATTGTATCTGGATCTAGTGATGCAAATTTAATAGAGCCAGATAATGAGCATCATATATTTGCAATGAAAAAAAACGGTTTATTAGATCCAAGAGATAATAATGCTGCAGCAAATCCCTTGCTTAGCCCAGAACTTAATATTACAATGCCGGGAATAGGAGGAATTACGCCAACACAATATTTTGATACAGAGCATCTACCAGAAGTTTATTCAAATAGAGGAAAATTTATTATATTAAATGTTACTCATACGATTTCGCCACAGTCATGGACAACTCAGCTTAATTCATCATTTAGATTAGATAAATTAAATTAACATGTCTCTGCCTAATAAACAAAATATTCCACCGCTGGTTCAAAAAAGAATACAGTATGATTTAACAAATACAAAAGTTAAGCGGTATATTGTTCAGCGGTTTGATAAAAAGCTTGTTGAAGTTTCTCAACAAGAATTTGATATTTACAAAAATAACAATTATTTTAAAAAAGTCATAATTAATTGGTATATTAAAGGTACACGTGAGTTTGTAAGAAACCAAAACATAGAATCTTTAAATAGGGCAGAACAACAGTTTAAAGGTATTAAAAATCTTATTGTAAATCCGTTACAGTTATACCAAGGTGATTCAACACAGCAAAATACTAGATAGTTATGAAGACGTAAAAGATGAGTTTTCTCTATCGCCGCTTATTGTAATACCTATATATCAAGATCAAAGAAAGCATGCAGCATCTCAAAAAATTTCATGCCTTTACGTAGCAACTGTTGATTCATGGAATAGATATATTATACCATTAAATCATTCTGAAAAAGCTGGTGATATATTACTTCAACAATTTTTAAACGCCATAAAAGATTGTAACATATATGTGTGGGATAAAAAATCTTTTTTAAATCACACATTAGATGATAGCAATATTTTTGATATTCAGTTAGTTTATTATTTTAATAACAAAATTATAGAAGCACCTGAATTATTTAATTCACAATATAGACGTTTATATAGATTTGATAATATAAATGAAGCGTTGCCTCTTTCATATCTATATGACCAAGTAAATAAATGGCTTGAATCAATTGATATATTTAATACGATGTATACAATAACATCAACTCATATGTCAGAGTCATTTAAAAAATATCAATCAGTATTACATTCGTTTTATGAACTAGAAAAAAACGGAATTTTTCATAAAACTAACGGAATAGAATATACACAATATAATTTATATACGGCGACAGGTAGACCATCAAATAGGTTTAACGGTATTAATTACGCAGCAATGAATAAAAAAGATGATACCCGTAGCAATTATACAAGTAGGCATGAAAATGGTAAGCTCTACTTATTTGATTATAGTGCATTTCACCCGACAATTATTGCAAATTTTTTAAATATTGATAGGCCAGAAAGCAACACTATTCATACATGGTTAGCACAACAATATTATAATAAAAAACAAATAAGCGATAATGAATATGAAGAAAGTAAAAAGAAAACATTTTATCATTTATACGGTGATATGTCATCAGTAACACATATTGAATTTTTTAGAAAAGTAAAAGACTTTATTGATATTATGTCAGGAGAAAGCGAAATAATATCTCCTATTTATAAAAGACCTATTGATGTTTCAGGCTTTAGCAAAGAAAAAATATTTAATTATTTCTTACAGTGTCTAGAAAGTGAAATTAATTTTGGCAAAATAAAAAAACTAAATGAAATATTAAAGAATAAGCGCACCAAATTAGTACTATATACATATGATAGCTTTTTAATAGATTGGCATCCAGACGATGAATATGGAATCCTAAAACAAATTAAACAGGTACTTGAAGCAGGTAACTTTAACGTAACAGTTGAGTATTATAATTTCTCATTTAATTATGATATTTTATACAAATAAATATCAAGCATATGCTTCGATATTATAAGTTTATAATGTTATCATAAATAAGATATATACGACATTTCTTTATAATTAATGCCTTCTTCGACTGTTACTTACATTCACTGATATAGAATCAGAAGATACGGTTATAGAAAAAATTAAAGATTGCTATAATTTCTATGATCAAAAAATATTTGTTTTATTTAATAAACAACAACGACGAGAAGTGTTTTTAACATATAATGTAGAAAAAGCTGAATATCACAATAGGGTGCCTAAAACTATATCTGTGCATCGCAAAAAAGAAACAAATACATTATATACAATAAATTCAATAAATAAAATAATACTTGACAAAACAGGAGTCCAAGATCCTACATTTCAATTAGACTGGTCAGAATTTAGAAACACACTACTGCTAACAGACAATTACGGCGTAAAAATAGTACCGACACAATTAGATCGAATAGAAAATTTTTAAGTTTATTCGGATTTTCTTATATTGTTTTTGTAAATGACAATTAACAAATAATAAGGAAAAATACTATGTCGTTAGATATATCAGCAATTCGAGCAAAGCTCGACAAACTACAAAACAAAAACACTCGCCAAAACTTATTGTGGAAGCCATCTCCTGGATCACAAACGCTTAGAATTCTACCATATAAAGAGAATCCATCTAATCCGTTTATTGAGCTATACTTTCACTATGACTTTGCAGGCAAAAACTTTGTATCTCCAATGTCATTCGGCGATGAAGATCCTATTTACGAGTTTGCGCTAAATCTTCGTAAAACAGGTGACCGTGATTCATATCTTCAATCAAAGAAATTCGAGCCAAAAATGAGAACATATGTTCCAGTTCTTGTTAGAGGCGAAGAATCTCAAGGTGTAAAATATTGGGGATTTGGCAAACAAGTGTATGAACAAATTCTCGGATATATTGCAGATCCTGATTATGGTGATATTACTGATCCACAAACAGGCCGCGATATTGTTGTAGAGTTTGAGCGAGTTGAAGGTAGTTATCCTAAAACATCTATTCGCGTAAAGCCAAACCAATCTCCAGCACATGATGATGCTGCTGCGCTCAAAGCAATGATTTCAAATCAATCACCGATTACTGAATTATATGAGCCAACATCATATCAAGATTTAGAGCAAGAGCTCCAGCGGTATTTGAGCGAAGAAGATACACCAGAGCAAACAGAAAACAATGATTTACCGTTTGTACCTGATAAAAAAGCAGATGCAACAGCTGACGTAAAAAATGCGTTTGATGATCTGTTTAACTCTTAATAAGCAAATACTATGAAAGATGATTTAATTGATGCACTGGCAGAAAGTATCAATAAACAATATAAAGGAGAAACTCTTGCATACAATTTAGGTGTTGCTGAAAATTCGCCATCTGAAATTAATGAATGGGTTTCTACTGGATCGTCTCTTCTTGATCTTGCTATATCAAATACAAAAAATGGCGGAATCCCTGTTGGCAGAATAACCGAGCTAACAGGGATGGAGCAATCAGGCAAGAGCTTATTAGCTGCGCATATTCTCGCTAATACACAGAAAAAAGGCGGCGTAGCAGTTTATATTGATACTGAAAATTCAGTGTCACAAGAATACTTAAAAGCAATCGGCGTTGACATAGAAAAGCTTTTATATATTTCTGTTGATACTGTAGAACGTATTTTTGAAACGATTGATATCATTGTTGAAAAAATAAGAAGCTCTGAAAAAGATAGATTAGTAAGTATTGTAGTCGATTCTGTTGCTGCAGCATCTACTGAACTAGAAATGGATTCAGAATATGGCAAAGACGGATATGCAACAGCCAAAGCGCTTATTATGTCTAAATCAATGCGAAAAGTTACAGGCATGATAGGACGTCAGCGAATATGCTTAGTATTTACTAATCAGTGACGTGAGAAACTTGGTGTAATGTTTGGTGACAAGTACACAACAAGTGGAGGAAAAGCGCTACAATTTCACGCGTCAGTTAGATTGCGACTAAAATCAATAGGTAAAATTAAGAAAAAATCATCTATTGGTGATAGCATTGTTGGTGTTCAAACGCGCGCAATCGTTATTAAAAACAGAATGGGGCCACCGCAAAGAGAAGCAGATTTTGAAATATATTTTGATCGAGGCATTGATGATTACGCATCTTGGTTAAAAGCAATGAAAAATCATAATTTAATTTCTCAAGCTGGCGCGTGGTATACATATACGGAAACTGACGAAAACGGCGAAATTATCAAAGATCATAAATTTCAAGCAAAAGATTTTGTTGACTTTTTAGAATCTAATCCAGAAGTACGGCAAAAAATTTATGACAATATTTGTGATGAAACTATTATGAGATATAGATCTCATGAGCTTGATATTGATAATACAGAAATAGAAGCAACTGATGAGTGAAAGAGTTCTAATTGTTGATGGTTTAAATACATTTTTTAGATCATGGACAAGCAACCCTGTAACAGATAATAATGGTGAACCTGCTGGTGGGCTGATCGGCTCTTTAATGTCGATCGGCCTTGCTATCAGGGACTTAAGAGCTACTAAAGTTATTGTTGTATTTGATGGCAAAGGAGGATCAACAAAACGGCGCAAAATATTTTCTAGCTATAAGGCTGAGCGAAAAGTACCACAGCGATTAAATAGACAATTTGATTTTGAAAGCGATGCAGATCGGCAAGAAAATATGAAAAAACAGATTGTAAATCTTGTATCATATCTTGAGCTACTGCCAGTAAAAGTTATATCTGTTGATAATGTAGAAGCAGATGATGTTATTGCATATATTACACTAAATTATTTTAATAATGATGAAATTTTTATTATGTCATCAGATAAAGATTTTATGCAGCTTGTAAATGATCGTGTAAAAGTATGGCAACCAACGAAGAAAAAAATATATGATATTGATAGAGTTCTTGATGAATATCATATTCATCCGTCAAATATTACAATAAATCGTATACTCGAAGGAGATGTTAGCGATAACATTGACGGTGTAAAAGGATTTGGCCCTAAGCGTCTTGCTAAATTATTTCCATTTTTAGCTGAAAACAAAAAGTATACAATAGAAGAAATTAAAGAGTATGCTGAGCAAAACAAAGAAAAGTATAAATTATTCCAAAAACTTTTAGATAATTATGATGCTGTCGAGCGTAACAACAGGCTTATGAACTTAAGCTTGCTTGATTTTAGCTCTCGTGCAAAATTTAAAATACAGGAATTTATTAACGAACCTGCTAAACAATTAAATAAAATGGATATATTAATAAAGTTTAGCAAAGATGGATTATCACACGGATTTAAAAACTTTCCTGACTGGATTTCAAAAACATTTACTAACGTTAAGCCTTAATGGTAAAATACGCAGACAGATTATCAGAATTTGGAAAATCATTCCAAGTAAAGGTAATATACTCGCTCATACATGATATAAAATTTTTACAGGATATCTATGATATTATTGATTCTTCTTTTTTCGAACGAGAAGATCACAAGTGGATTGTAGATAAAGTTATAGAATATTATAACGAATATAAAGCATGTATTACAATGGATGTGCTTGCGTATCATGTTAAAGATATAGAGTCTCCATCATTTGCGCAATCTGTTAAAAATGCAATAAAAGAAATTTATACTACTGATAAGCTCGATGATATTGAATATACAAAAGATAAATTTGAAAACTTTTGTAAAAATCAAAAACTAAAACAAGCTATTATTGCATCAACTGAACTTTTAAAACGCGGTGAATACGATGAAATAAAAGACTTAGTTGATGATGCATTAAAGGCAGGTATGAGCAAAGATTTCGGCCATAACTGGATTGATCACGTTGAAGCTAGATTATCTAATGTAAGAAATACTTCGCCAACACACATGGAAGCTATTGATAATATTACTAATGGCGGATTGAGTGGTGGCGAAATAGGCGTTATAGCGGCTCCGAGTGGTATTGGAAAATGTGTTGGTAAGAATACTGAAATAGAAATACAATATGATCAAATAGGATTTCAAATTTCAGAGCAATGTATATTATGGTTTGATCCATGGGATAAAATTAAAATAAGCAATGAACAGGTATGCTATGCATGGGAAATTGAATTATTATTTGATATTACTGGCTTTGGTAAAACTTCATAAAAAATTATATTTTTATATATTTATATAAAAACAATATAAATATGAAATGTAAAATATGTGGGTTTGAAGGAAAATCATTAGTTTCTCATTTAAAAAAACATAATATTTCTGGGTCTGAATATAAAAAGAAATACAATGTTGATAAAATTCATTCTGTCGGAGAAAACCAAAAAAAATATTTATCAGATTTATGGAAAAATAGAATGAAAGATAAAAAATGGAAAAAAAAATACAATAAACATAAAAAGTCAATATGGAGCTATGAATATTGGATGAATCAAGGAATGACTGAAACTGATGCAAAAGAAAAAGTAAAAAAAATTCAATCTAATAATTCTAAAAAACGAAATTTTGAAAAATCGCCAAGTGTATTATCTAAACAATTTTATATAAACAAAGGTTATACAGTACAAGAAGCAGAACAAATTATAAGTAAAATTCAATCTAAAAATTCCAAAAAATCATCAAAATTTTTAGGAAAAAAACATACAGACGAATCTCGCAAAAAAATAAGTAATTCAATGTCTGAACATGTTTATAATGTTGGCATAGATACGTGGTTATCTCATTTTGGTGATTTATCAGATATTAAATATAGAAGTAATGCTGAGGTTGAACTTTATAAATTTATATCTAAAATAACAGACAATAATGCTAAAGCAAATGTTTTTTTAGAAGCATATAATGTTGATATTTTATATAAAAATAAGATTATAGACTATTTTGGAATATATTGGCATTGCCATCCAGACTTTTATAAAGATGATTATTATCACCCACACAAAAATAAATATGCAATAGATATACGATCCGAAGATAATAAACGAATAAATAATTTAAAGCAAATGGGATATGATGTTATGATAGTCTGGGAAAATGAGTATATTAAAAATAAAGCTGATATAAAAAACAAAGTGAAAAAATTTATACATGGTTCATAAAAAAACAGTTACTAAAAAAATAAAAGTTGGTGAGTTTTTTAAAAAGAACGATATACAAGAAATTGAAGATCATTTTGTTTTTTATATCAGCTTTATTTTTAATATACTCATTTTCCCAGACTATCATAACATCATATCCCATTTGCTTTAAA